CTCCCCGGCTAGGCGGTAACCGGACCGGGGCATAGTCTCGAGCCAGTACAGAACGCTTAGGCTCATAAGCAGCACCGCTCTTCCGGGATCGAGCCTGCCGATTCTCACCGAGTCTCTCCACCTTAGACTCTAGATATTTAGGAACTCCACTGTCCTGAAACGCGTGTTCGCGCATTGCAGGGGGAAGACCAACATACTGTTGTCGAAGCTCCTCCAGATTCATACCAGGCTTATATTGCACTCTTGGAGTGAAAGCGGGTAAATTAGGGTTGAAGGCCGCTAAGTCTACAGCAGGATCAAAGAATCCAACTGGATTGAAGGGGCTTGCCCTCGGATTGAGTTTCCGAGGTTCAGACCTGCTGGTAGCAGGCTTAAGAGTGGAACCACCTGGTTTCCCACCAGATAGAACAGGGGTTCTTAAGGCTTGTAGATGTAATGTATATTGCGAGGGGGCTTGTTCAAAGCAGCTTCCGCTGCAGTTTATGGAAATGGGGGGGATAGGTTTATCCAGCATATCGCTAGATTGAACAGTGTAATTAGTCGCTTGCATTGGTAAAGAAAGTGGCAAAAGTTGATGTTCAAAGCAGTTTTGACTGCAGTCTATTGAATCTAAGGAAGTAGATTCACCCAACATATCGCTAGGTTGAACGGTGTAATTTGTCGCGTGCATATGGAAAAAGTAGGGGAGTTTTGAATCAGGGTTTCTAAATAAACTCTGATTCAATCCGCTAAAGCGGTAAAAATCCAACATATCGCTAGATTTTACGGTCCATGGTGTATACATATTACCTACGAACTGTGCAACAAAGTTGCGGGGGGGGGTTTTCACTGGGAGACCCCGCGGTCTCTGGCCTTACGGCCGCTCTCATAAGCGAATGGATCCTGCTTATCCATTCTAGAAAGCCCAATTATTATTGCGTGGGGAGCGCACAGGTTTACCCCGGGGGAGGGAACCAAAAGAGGTCCCCCCCTAGGCTGAGGGTTAGCCTAGATATAGAAAATAATCCCTCTAATGACTTTCGGTTTCGTCCGGAAGTCTAAAAACGGAGCAATTGGTTTATTTACTCCTACAAACTTTTATCATAACATACTTCAGATAGTCTTCT